TCTTACTGAAATATTTGCTCCTGTCACTCTTGACAGATCTCTCTTAATCTTAATAAAATCTCTTATTTGAGGATGATGAACTGACAAAGTTATCATCAGGGCACCTCTTCTTCCTCCTTGGGCAACTTCTCGGCATGAATTAGAAAATCTATCTAAGAATACTTCCAAACCGGATGTTGTTTTTGCTGCATTTGAAGTAGGTAGATTTTTGGGTCTGATGTTTGATACATCAAATCCGACGCCTCCTCTTCTTTTCATAATTTGAACTTGTTCTTGATCTGTTTTAAGAATACCTCCGTAGCTATCATGAGGTGATTCTATAACAAAGCAATTTGATATAGATTGAATTTGATAATTATTACCAATTCCGCTCATTGGGGAACCTTGCGGAATTACATCCTTAAATCTATTAAATAGACCAAAAATTTCTTCTTCTGACATAGGGTTTGGATAATTTAATTCAATTCTTGCAAATTCGCTTGCAAGCCTTCTATGCATATCTTCTGGGTTCTGTTCTAGAAAGTTACTTTCTGAGTCCTGGAGCGCATATTTTCCTGCAAAGACATTTGCAGCGAGTTCGTCGCCGTCAAAGTATGCTGTGGATGATTTTAAAACTTGTTCGTATGTATACATTTTTACTCTTAGCTTATTTGCTTGCTGTTATTTCTTTCCATTTAGATTTTAACATGTCTTTTGTTCCCGTATTATGTGCATCATAAATATCTACGAGTGACATCTGAGAAGTGTCATCAATTATCTCTATTTTTGATCTAGCAGTATCTATCTTAACAGGAAAAAGAATGCCGTCTTTTCCTGCTCTATTTTTAGCAACAAATATTCTTCCCATTCCTGATGCTTTTTCTGCTGGTTTTCTAGATATTGAGACAACAATGTCTGCAACCATTGCTTTACCATATGCCTCAGACATGTTTTCAAGGCCGACGACTTCAGAGTTTGATGCTTCTCTGTTTGCTTGAGACGCAGTCCATACAGGAATGTTCATTTCCATTGCAAGATTTCGTAATTCCTCATACACCAGTTTTAATTCATGCCTGAGTGAGTCATACTGACGTGTTGATCTCATAATGTCAGCGTAGTCAAGAACAATCAAAGAAGGCACGAAATCTTTCATAGAAAGCTTTTCAATATGATTTCTAATTGTTACTATGCTTGCAGAACCAGTTGGATATTGCTTTATAATTAATCTTCCGTAATCATTGTTGTCATAATGTTCAAGAACTTTTTCCTTATTATCAATTATATCTGAAGAGTCTATGCCTGTTAAATTACTGTCATATCTAATTCCAACAGCAGTTTCTGAAAGTTCGAAAGTGTAGTGAATTACATTTTTTCCTCTTCGAATCGATTCCGCGCCCATTTGAACAAGCCAGTGAGATTTTCCTACACCCGTAGGAGCAACAATGACGCCAATTTCACCTCTAGATAAACCGCCGTTGAAAACATCTTTTGCGTCCAGATGAGATAATCCAGTCGGACAGCAGATTCTGTTAATTTTTGCAAATCTTGCTTCATGATCTTCGAAGAATATATGACCAACAGAAGATCCTGATCCTTTGGATACTGCATCTTTCATGATATTTAAAACTTCTTCATAGTTTTCACTTTGAATAGCCTTTACGCTATCTTCAAGCGCTTGTTGCAAAACTTGCTTTTTGCAGAAATCAAGAGTTTTTTCTTTTATGTATTCTAGATCACCTAAGTTTGGAGAAGATTTTACTCTTGACAAGAATTCAATTACTTGTCCTTTAAGAATTATATCGTCTCCTTCTGTTAGTTCATCTTTAATAATTGAAACAAGAAGGCTTAGTGTAGGAAAGCTTTTGTATTTTAAGTAAAATCCAAAAAATCTATCACAAAGGTACTGGAGATACTTCATTTCAAAGTACTCGTGGGTCATGACCTCGACCATCTGAGTAGCCCATTGTGGGTCTTTTAAAAGTGATTGAAATATTTTTTCTTGAAAGTCTTTTCCATACTTAGAAAAGTGATTTTCGTAACTCATTTAATAGTGCCTTTTTTTAAATTTCGTAGAAGATAGTTCCACCTTAAAGGATCAATTGTCTTTATAGTTGACGCCTTTAAGATTTTTTGCATATTCATATTATTCCATGCAGGGATGAAATTTTCAATATCACTTTCAATTTTTTGTATATGTGTTAAAGAAAGATTATTTGTATCAAGTAATACAAGCTTGTTGTTTCTTCTAATCAAGCTTTCGTTATTCACAATATTCTCAAATATTTTCGGGCCTTTTGGGCGCGCCATTGATTTTGCATCTACTATCATATCGTAGAGCATATATTCGTTGGACTCTGTTAGCTTCTGGAACCTTTTAGAAAGACTCTTATATCCTACACCTTTCACACCCGGAATGTTGTCTGAAGGATCTCCTGTTATGCTTTTTGCTAAGCAGAAATTGTTAGGATGAATTCCAAATCTTTCGATTACTTTTTCTTTATCAACAAATGCTTTTAATGTAGGCGACCATATTATTGTCTTTTCATTGACAAGTTGATAAAAGTCATGATCTGATGAGATGATAATTTTATTCTTTTCTTTTAAAAGATATTTTGACAGATAACCTATCGCGTCGTCAGCTTCTGCGCCTGAAATGTATGTCTGGCATACCGGAACACAGCTTAGAATAGCAATCAATGTTTTTAACTGATAGCTTCTGTTTTCGTAAGTTGAAGGAATATCATCTTCATAGTATCTGTTTAGCTTTTGAGGCCTTGATCCTTTCTTGTAGTCCTTGAACAAGCCTCTTTTCTTATCAGAGCCTCCGCCTTCCCAAATAACAATTACGCTCTCTGGTTTACACTTTTCTACAAGATACATCATTGCATTAAAAAAACCAGATACTCCGCCTACATGATCTCCGTTTTCAGACATTGCAGGATTTGCAATAAAGTGTCTTGTAAAAAGATTCAATCCGTCTATCAGCAAGACTCTGTCTTTATGCATCTATATCTATGTCAAGATCCATATCAAGTTCTTGTGCTAAAGCTTGAACTTCTTCATAAGATTCTGCATCTATTTCTACATCTTCTATAGAACCCAGCTTTTTAGACATAGCTGATTCTGTTAAAATGTCTACAGCTTCTGTCCACTCTGGATCGCTTATAACATCTTTAAATCCAGATTTATAAAATTTCTTTTCTGCAATAACTTCACCTGTACTTGTACTAATCATTGTTATTGACTTCCAAGCGCCACCTCCGGAAAGTGTGTATGCAATATTTCCATCTTCGCTGATCACATCGTTGTCTTTGCAGTGTTTTCTAAGTAAGTCAAATAGTTCTTCATGTTCTACGATGCCTTTGCCAAAATGAATTTGAAAGTCAACTTTTCTAAATGGAGGCGCGACTTTATTTTTAATAGTCTTTGCCCATACTTGGATGCCTATTACATCATCGCCTTCTTTGATTTGCTGGCCTGCACCGAGCCTGATTCTAATTGAAGAATGAAAAGGAATTGCTTTTCCGCCAGGTGTAGTAGTTGGATCTCCATACATTACGCCGATTTTTGTTCTAACTTGATTTAAGATTACAAAAAGACTGTTTGTTTGTCCAATGATACCTGTTATCTTTCTCATTCCCTTAGAAATTGCTCGAGCTTGAAGTCCTATTGATTCTTTATCATAATCACCAAGCAGTTCTGCTTTTGGCGAAGAAGCAGCAACAGAATCCCAAATCACAGTAACAGGAACGTCTTTATCCAATGCCTTTGCTTTGAGAATTGTTTTTTCAGCAATTGACAATACTTCTTCTGTGCAATGAGTATCAACATAAACAAATCGTGTAGATACGTCACAGCCTAACATCTGAAGATTTTCAACTGACGTAGCATTCTCAGTATCAATATATACTACAATTCCGCCCATTGCTTGAGTTGAACGTGCGATTTGGGTAGCTATATGAGATTTTCCGATAGACGGAGGCCCGAATATTTCAACAATTCTTCCTTCTGGAAGACCTCCATTTTTTCTGTTTGCGCAAATCCAGTCAAGCATTTTCGAGCCTGTGCTAATCCATCGCTTTACGTGTGTAGGGCTTTCATCTTCAGAAAGATTGTAAGCAACTCTTGACCCGTGTTCTTTATTTAATGACTTAATCAAGTCTTTGGTGAAAGTATCTTTTTGCATGATGATCCTTGTTAAATTTTATATTTAATACTATCTTAAGTTTCTTACTATTACAAAAATGGCGGCACAAAGTGCCGCCAAAAATGAACTAACTTGTTTAAACTATTCCATCAAGTCTGCAAATGCATCATCGAGACTACCAAAACTGTCACTCTTCTCAGTCTTTTTTGTAGCAGTATTAGAAGTTTTCTTTGCTGCTGTCACAGGATGCTCTGTTCCTTCACTTGCAACTGTTTCTTCATCTCCGTTAATCCATGTTTCAAGAATACCGGAAATATCGTCATAAGACTTAAGTGTGTAGAGATCTTCTACTTTGGGAATGTTTGCTAACCACTCAGCTGACTTTTTTGACTCTGTAGAGAGTTTAGTAGTCTTGCCGCGAGGTGTAACATCAGTCATAGCATACTTTTTACCTGGTGGCTTAGTACAAATAACTTTGATATCACGACCTTCTAGAGGATCTGTAATATCGCCATAGTCTTCGTCAAGCATGAGAGAAAGAAGCTTCTGATAAACGGTCTTGCCAAAACCCCAGATCTTGACGCCTTC